GCGTGGATCAACGGCATCCGACTGAGCGTCGGCGATGCTGTCTTCGACGAGGAGTTCAAGGGCATCGTCAGCCGCTCGGGCGCCAGCCTGATGTCGCTGTCGCTGATCAACCGATGCGCGGTGCTGACAAAGGAGAAGGCCACGGTCGTGGAGATCTGCGGTGGGCCGACGCCAACCGTGTGGCTCAACGGGGTGGAGATGGCCCACGCAGACAAGCCATGGCCGCTCCCGAACAGCGAGGTCGACGGGGCAGGCTTCGCTACACCCAAGGAACGCGCCGCCACACTGGAGCTGTGGCTCGGCCTCTATCTCTCCCCGGCGATCGCACGAATGGTGAAGACGGGGCTTCGTAGCTACGGCGGCCTCGACTACGGCCGGACGCGAAACCTATCGACCAAGCTGTTCGGCACGAAGGATCGCAACGCGCTGCGCGAGGTCGGGTTCATCCTCGAGCTCGAGGCCGTGCCGTGGCCCGAGCAGGACGCGGCCGACGACTTCATCTGGACCAGGCTCACGACGTTCGAGGCCGCCTGCGGAGACTCGAACGGGATCGGGTCCAACAGCGCGGAGCGAGCTCGGGACCGGACCGAGGGCAAGGTCAAGATGGTCAGCATCAACGACGGCTGGCACGAGCCAGCGTTCGAGCGCGTCGTGTCGAGCTTCCAGGCCGAGCGTACCTTGATCCCCGGGCACTTTGAGCCGCTGGTCGACGACCTCGCCAGCCTCACTCGAGGAGGCCGCGGCAAGATCATCGTGCCGCAGCGAATCAGCAAAGACCGGCGAAAGCAGAAGCGCCACGCGGACGCAGCCTTCGCGCTCGCCCTGTTTGAAGAAGCGGCGAGTTCGTCGACCGACGAGCCCGCCGCTCCAGTAGCTATCCGTCAGCACCGACGACTGAGGCAGATCCATCTATGAACGCCAACATCACTACCAGGCACCGAGACGGCAAGGGTCGATTCGTACCGCGCGTCGATATGTCGAAGATGCCCAAGCGTGCGCGCACCGACAGCATGTCGAGCATGCAGGACCAGCGAACCAGGACGTCTCGAAGTCAGCTCGCGTTCGGATCTGGCTGGCTGTACCCGCAGATGGCCTGGGCCACTTACAGCCAGAACGGCGTGGTGAAGCATCTGATCACGCGCATCGCCACATTGATGCTGTCGAAGCCGTGGTCATACCAAGGCTCAGATGTGAGGTACGAGTGGTCGACAATCATGTCGTTGATGGAGACGATGGGCGTGCCATCGGCTCTCCGCTCGGCGGTGATCTGGATGATGATCTTCGGTGGCTCCGGGTTGGTGATCGACGCGGACGATGCCTTCCGATCTTGGGAGGACGAGCTCGATATCAAGAAGCTGCGCAAGATCAACTCCTTCATTCCGAAGACAGCGGTCAGCCTCAAGCCGTATCCGATGCAGGAGAACTGGAACACCTGCGAGTACTTCTACGACCAATATGCGCAGAACGAGAAGAAGCGGATCATACATCGCTCGCGCGTGATCCCGATCGTCGCCCACGACACGCCGCCTGACCTCGGCTATTGGGGCTCGCAGGTCTACAACAACTACACCGGTTGGCCGCCATCGTGGATCGAGGGCATCTACGATGCGCTGTGCGAGTGGAAGGGCGCCGACAAGAACGTCGGCACCATCATCCGCACGATGTCTCTGCTGTACCTGAAGATCGCCGGATTCCGCAAAGCACAGACGGCACCCAACAACTCGCCCGAGGTGATCGAGCTCGAGAACATGCTCGACTCGATCGCGGAGAATCTCGACAACGAAGGGCTGCTCACGATCGACGTGGACGATTCGCTCGGCGAAGTCGGGCGCAACACGGCGGGTCTCGACCGGTTGCTGCAGGAGAAGAAGACCAGCTTCGTGGCGGCAACCGGTGTGCCGAAAGAGCTGGTGTTGATGGAGAGCGTCGGCAACCTCGGCGACAACAGCGGGCCGATCGACGCCTACAATCAGTTCGTCGATGGCATGCGCACCGATACGCTCGTTGCCCCGCTGATCCGGATCACCGACCTGCTGCTCGCGGTGCAGGCGAAGAACGAGCCGACGGAGCAATACCCCAAGCAGTATACGGTGAAGTTCGCCCCACTCGCCGAGCAGTCCGGCAAAGAGCAGGCGGACCAGCGCGACAAGGAGTCGCACGCGCGCGAGCGCGACCTCGCGTTCTTGCCGCCTGAAGTCGTAGCGAGCGACCCGTCGCTCAACGTCTACGCCGACATGCCCAAGTACCGGGAGCAGCAGGCGGAGAAGGCAGAAGCAGCCAAGCTCGCAGCCGCAGGTGTCGAGGTCGATCCGATGTCGACGGGTGAGCTCGAGTCCGCAGCATCGATCGCCGCGTGGCTCAGCATGAAGCCCGCGACCGTGCTGGCCCTCCGGGCGCGCGGCGTGATCGAGGGCCGCAAGATCGGCGGGCGCTGGAAGTTTCACCGGCCAACTGTCTGGGCCGCGCTCAAGGGTGAGAACAAAGCCGAGCTCGCGCAGGAGATCGAGGAGATCGAGGAGGCACCGACGGCGGACCGATTCGACAGCGGCCTCGGCCTCTCGGAGTCGGACCACTTCGGCAGCGTGTTCGGCAACTCCGTCGCGATGCGCGAGATCTTCGCTGTCCTCGAGCGCGTCGCCCCATCGAAAATGTCGGTGTTGCTCAGCGGCGAGACGGGCACGGGCAAAGAAGGGATCGCTCGCGGGCTGTACGAGGTCGGTGGCAGCCGAGGCAAGATGGTCTCGCTGAATTGCGGAGCGCTCCCGCAGGAGCCCGATCGCGTGCTCGATGTTCTGACCGATCACATCAAGCGAGCCGCGAGCGGGACCTTGTTCCTCGATGAAGTCGGCGAGCTGCCGGGCACGAGCCAGGCCGCGATGCTGCGAGCGATCGCCGACGCCGACAACGTCAGGATCATCGCGGCGACCTGGCAAGACCTCGGCTCGATGTGGTTCAGGCGCGACCTGCATACTCGGCTCGCCCAGATCGAGGTCGAGATCCCGCCGCTGCGCGAGCGCGAGGAGGACGTGATCGAGCTGGGCCTGATCTTCTATAAGGCCTACGTGTCGAGCGCAGGCGCGGCCGAGCTGTCGACCCCGTTCACGAGTGACGCTCTTTCCGCAATGCGTCTCTACAGCTGGCCGGGCAACGTCCGCGAATTGAAGAACGCCGTCGAACGTGGTGCCCTGTTCGCTGGGAACGGGAAACCGATCTCGGCCGAGAACCTCGCCCTGCCGCTCGGACGCAGGGCGTAGCGAGCGCCGTCAAGCCCACACAGAAGGTGAATGTTGCGCGCCGTGATCTCGCCGTGGTACGCCATGGCGGAGATGGCGACCAATAAGGGTGGCGAGCCAACCGACGAGCAAAAGCGGCGCGAGGCCGATATGCGTCGACTCGCTGAACAAAATCCCACGCCTCGACCGAAGCCGGGCAGCACGGAGAAGCGCAACGGCTGATGACCGTCGACGTGAACACCGATTCAGGATCGACGCCCGGCGAGACCGGCGGCGACGGGCTCTCTCCTCCGGTGTTGGATGGCGCCGTATTCGATGACGGCCGAGTTTGGCGATGGTCGAGGACGGGGCTGTGCCTCGACTCGAAGCAGGTCGAAGCAGTCGATCGCGCGATCAAGGCAGCCGAGCGAGCGACCGAGCTGCTCAAGGGAGATGGCGATTGGCGACGCCGCACGCGGCCCGATCGCGGAATCGCCGATGCCTTCAAGGCTGCGGTCGAGTCTCTTCGAAGTGATGGCTTCGACGACTTCCTGACAGAGGAAGGCTTCTTCAAAGCGAAGGTCTGGGCCGCACGAACGGGCACGCAGATCTACTCGGACGGCCGCACGATGTGGGGCGAGTTCCGGAGCGAATTCGAGGTCGGAGCAGACCTGAGTCTTCGCAGCTGGGACCTCAAGCCCTTCTGCGACGATCACCCCGACGTGCTCGTGATCCCGGCGAACTACCGGCAGTTCGTCGCCGGCACGTGCGGCCAGGATGCCTACCTCGATATCCCAGCGAGCGACGGCTACCGCTACGTCTGCCTCACCATCATGGTGGGCGACCTCGCGACGCTCATCAAAATCCGCGGCGGCAAGGTCGAACTTTCGGCCGGCTACACCGCCATCCTCGTCAAGGCCACTGGTACCGATTGCAACGGCATCGAGTACGAGTTCCTCCAGACGCACATCTGCATCAACCACCTCGCGCTCGTCGATGCGGGTCGAGCAGGACCGCTCGCGCGGATCTGCGTCGACGGGAGCGCGTGGCAAGTCACGTCCGACAATGTCTTCGCGCTCGTACGCGCGCGCCAAACAACAACACCTCAGCAGGATCAGCAGCACATGGCAACCCAGACGACACCCGCCGGCGACTCGCAGCAACCCCCGACCGATGCGGGTGCAATCCCCGAGATGGAAGACGTCGAGCTCGGCGACGGCACCAAGGTCAAGGTCCCGAAGGCCTCGGCCGACGCGATCAAGCTGGCCCTGAAGCGCTCCAGCGATGCGGCCGAGGCCGCGCGCGCGGAGACCAAGACCAACGCGGATGCGCTCACCGCTGCACAGACCGCGGCCAAGCTGCACGCCGACGGCAAGGACGCGCTCGAGGCTCGCGTCACCGCTCAGGACGCGATGCTCGCTGAGCAGAACGGCAAGATCGCGGTCCTGTCGAGCACGGTCGACGCCCAGGCACGCCGACAGGAACTCGCCGACCGCACGCACGTCCTGGACATGATCGCCCCGGTCTGCCCGACGCTGGCGGCCAAGCTGCGCCCCAACAAGGCGGGCCCGATCGCCGACGGCATGACGATCGCCGAGATGAAGGCGGCTGCGGTCGTCGACCTCGCGCCGAGCTACGCCAAGACCGTCAGCTCCTACAAGCCGAAGACCGACGGCATGGATGCCGACGCGGCCATCAAGGCAAAGAACAAGGCGGACGCCGAGCTCGCTGCGTTCATCGGACCCGTCTTCGATCACGAGGTCGCGCAGGCGGAGACGCGGCGCGCGAGCCTCGACGGACCCAAGCCCACGGGCGGACCCAAGGTTCCGGCCCGCGGCACCTTCAACGACAAGCTGAACCAGGCCGTCCACGGCGCGCGGCCGTCCTAGGCCTCGGCAATTCGGCAACTGTTCGACCGACCCGACTTCGAGACCAAGGCACACGACATGGCACATCCCCAGCAGCAGCGTCCCACACCAGGCATGATCCTCGACACGAGCCGCGCTCGGTATCGGTACAAGCTCTGGCCGTACGAGCTCGTCACCCACACCCTGACCCTGACCGGCACCGCATCGACGGGCACGACCTCGTACAAGATCAACGGCATCCCGGTGTCGTACGATCAGACCGTCGGCCCCGATGACGACAACTCGATCATCGCGAGTCTTGAGGAGGCCCACGAGGCGAGCCCCGAGGCGTCGCGCCTCGCCGTGGCGGCGTCCAACGCGAATGTCCTGACGCTCACCGAGCCAGGGCCCGGAGCGGTGCCGTTCGTGATCACGGAGCCGCTCGCTACCGGCGGCACGTTGACCGACGTCGACACCACCGTTTCGACCGGGATCATGCATCTCGGTCTCGGCGTTGCGCAGAGCGCCGACGGCTCCGCGGCCCGCCGCCCATCGGCCGCGGACACGGGCGTCGCGCTCTACGGCATCGTCTGCGAGAGTTCGAACATCGCGGCCAACACCGGTGATCCGTCGATCGACGACCACTACACGGTTGGCTCCGAGCTGTACCTCTTGTACGAGGGCACGGCCCCGGTCCGCGTCGAGACCGAGATCACCGACGTCGCCGCGCTGGTCTACTGGCGCGTCAACGCTCCGGCCCCGGTGGCGATCACCGAGGTGCTCGGTGCCTTCCGCGACGACGACGACAGCGCGTCGGGTGACGTCGTCGCTGTCGCCAATGCCCGGTGGGCCGGGACAAGCTACTACGACCGGCAGGGACATCTCGTCTGCCTGCTGAAGGTCGGCCTCATCTAATCGACCCCGAGCTCCCAGGAGACCACGGCCATGCCATTCGACAGCAGGACACTTCAGTTCGATCCCACCCAGCCGATCACGGATCGGCGCGCAAGCAGTCAGGCGAACAACCTCGACTTCGAGCACCCCGACAACATCAGCCAAGACTTCGAGGGCATGGTCGATGCTCTCGCTGAGATGGCGTCTCGGAAGTGGGGGAAAAACAAGAGCGACGGCGGGTTCACGTCCGACGCACAGATCGCACAGGCGAGCTCTTGCAGTCTCCGGGCTGCGCTCGAGGGCTTCTACATGAAGAAGCCCAGGACCACCCACTGGGCCGACGGCACGATGATCACCATCACCGACAAGGGTGCACACCCAGGTGACTTGGACATCGAGTACGCCACCACCGGCACCCGCTACGCCTCGGAGAACGACGGCATCACACACGACGATCAGTCGCCCGATACGGCGGTTGACATCGCTGAGGATCTGACCGTCCAGAAGTTCATCAAGGTCTCGCACAAGATTGAGATCAGCCTGAAGGCCATCCAGCGAGCGGCGAAGCGCGGGTTCTCCGAGTTCGAGCGCAAGGGCACCGCCTTGCGGAACCAGCACATGTTCGACTTCAACAACTTGGTGAGGCGAGGAAATCGCAAGGCCAAGGTGTGGGGCATCTGCAACCACCCCGGCATCCGCCGCCGGACCGCCGCCTTCGATTGGGGGGCGTCCTCGCCACAGGACATCTACGACGAGTACAACGCCTGCATCAACGAGATGTACTCCTCGCCGACCGAGGAGGACGTCCCGCAGTACTGCTTGATGCCGCGTCGCCAGTACAACTACTTCGCGACCACGCAGTTCAGCTTGGCGACCAACGACAAGCTGAAGCAGTTCATCGAGACCGCGTACGCCGACGAGGCCATCCCGCACAAGATCCGCCCCGACAACGGGCTGTCGAAGTCGGGTCCATTCGGAGGGCCGTGCGCTCTCTTCTACACCAACGACGCCGCGATCGCGCGAGTGACCGCGCCGGAGTATCTGCGTCTCCTCGCACCGTTCGAGGAGAACCGGCACGTCATCAGCATCGAGATTCAGACGTACTTCGCGGGCGTGCAGCTGCTCGACGACGACACCGTCCTGGTGCTCGACGGCGAGGCCGCCGACTGGGAAGCGCCGCTCGAGGCCGAGACGTTCTACTAGTTCCTCTGCTCCAGACACCAACCGACCACCGACCACGACCGCTGAGGATTTCGCATGGCAACCCCCAAGAAAGCAGCTCCGAAACCATCCCGCGCCGGCAAGGGCAACAAAAGCCCAGCCGCCCGCCGCCCACCCGGCAAGAAGGAAGTCGACCAGGAGGAGTACGTCTACGTCTACTGGCGCGACTCCAGCCGCCAGACATTTGCGATCGGCAACATCGACATCACGTTCGTGCCGAGCGCGAACGGTGAAGGCGACCCGATCAAGAACAAGCTCAAGGCCAAGTACTGGCGCGCGCTCGAGGACGGCAAGGGCAAGAGCTACATCAAGCACGGCTGGCTCGTGAAGACTCACGCGCCGATCGACAAGATCGACGAGGCCCAGGTTCACGTCGTTGCCGTGCGTCGCGGGATCACCGAGAGCCGAGCGAGCGAGAATGCTCGTCGGAAGCTGGAGGCGAGTTCGTCAACGACAGCGCTCGAGGCCCGACTCGACCGGATCATCGCGCAGCAGGAAGCCGACCGAGAGGTCAATACCCTGCAGGCGCGGCTCATCGAAAAGCTGGAGGGCCAGCTCGGCACGGCCGAGCGCGAGCGCGTCGACGCAGCGACCCAGGCGAAGCGGCTCAAGGCCCGGCTTGCGGAGCTCGAAGGCGGAGCCTCTGCACAGCCGGTCGCAGCCCCGTTCGACCCGGGCGCGCTCCAGGCCAACGACATCGCAGCGAAACTCGCGTCGGCCAAGCTGACCAAGCCGCAGCTCGAGGCTCTCATCGTCGCCGAGGTCCGCAACAAGAACCGCAAGACCGTGCTCGAGGCGATCGCCAAGGCGCTAGGGAACTGAATTGCCGACGTACGCCACACGCGAGGATGTTCTCCGCGAGCTCGGCGGAGACGAGGAGACGATCAAGGAACGGATCGGTCTCCGACTTTGGACAGGGGACATGACCGAGATGACGGTCGACCTCCTCGAGTTCGAAGTGCCGGATCACATCCTCGCGCGCATCGACGTGCGGATTGAGCACGCGAGCTCGCGACTCAACACGGCGATCCTCGCGGCGTACAAGGGCGAGCCGGCCTCGCCCTATCCACCGCATCTCGTGCAGGCGACTGCCCAGCTCGCCGCCTCCCAGTGCTGCACCACCGACGGCGCGCGCCCAGAGTACCTCCGCGAGATGGTGAAGGACGTCGACTCGTATTTCTCGAAGATCGCCGCGATGCAGCTCGACCTTGGGATCGAGGGACCGCGAGAGAGCCATCGCGCTCCCGCGGCCTACGTCGCCCGAGGCGTCGGCATCCGCGGCCGAACCGGGCTCGATGCAGAAGGGTGCGGCTGCGATGAGTGAGGTCGGCATCGAGCTCGAGGGCCTCGGCCAAGTCGACGACTTTGCCGACATGATCAGTCCGTGGTTCCGCAGCCGCGCGCTACCGCTCTCCATGGGCGAGATCATGGGCGAGGGTGTCGAGCGCATCGAACACGGCACCAAGTCACCCGCTGGCCAAACGTGGGCCGCCTGGTCGCCTGCCTACGCATCGACACGCACGGGGCAGCACAAGCTCCTGTTCGGCGACGGTGTCATGGCGGATTCGTTTGAGCTGACGCATCACGGAGACGAGGTCGCCATCGTGAGCGACGTCGACTACGCAGTCGTGCACCAGCGCGGATCGAGCAAGCGCAACATCGAAGCTCGCGAGTACATGGGCCTGAGCCGCTCTGTCGAGAAGGAGATCGCGAGTGTGCTGGACCGAGACCTGGAAAGGATCTGGTCGCGGGTGAGCCGCTGATCCTCAGCCATGGCCATCGCACCGCTACTCGTCGACGCCACATCGGCCATCGACCTCGCGTCCAAGCAACTCTCGACGATCATCGACGCGTGGCTGGTGAACCACAAGTCGTCGTCGACGACTATCCACGCCGGCAAGGTGACGCCGCGATTTCTCCTCGAGCAAGGCCGCAAGGCCCCGTGTGCTGTCGTGACCTCGCTCGGTGGGGAGTCGGCCAAGGTCGGTGGCGGCAAGATGGTGAGGGACGTCCGAAGGTGGATGGTCTTCTTCATCGTCGCTGGCAACCGCTCCGACCGGACACAGAAACTTAACCTGTTCGTCAGCGAGTTCACCAAGCTGGTCCATTTCTGCCCATGGTTTGACCGCGTCGAGACGCCGGAGTCGCTGTTCACGAGGTGGCCTGAGAAGGGCACGGTCGAGGATCGATCGGTGTATGCCGACAGTGACGAGCGCGGGAGCGGACACTCGATTTGGTACGTGGCATGGGACCAGGAGATCGACCTCGGCACGGCCGAGCGATACACCGGCGAGCCGCTCGAGGAGCTCGTTGCTGTCCTCGGAACATCGGAGCTGCCCGGCACGCCGAACACCGAAGAGGTCGAGACGGAAGTCGGGGATCCGCCCGCGTAACCCGAGGAAGAAGAGGACCATGACTCAGCGAAAGCCAACCAAGATGTGGATCAAGCCCGCGATGACGAAAGTCGCCGGGCGCCCAGAGGAGACGGTCAAGCTCCCGTTCATGCGCGGGGCTGGCAACGTGTTCCTGCTGCCGGACGACGGCGCCAAGGTTCCCTGCGACTCGACGCCGGAGGGCCTCTTCTGGAAGAAGGCTCTCGGCCGCGGCGAGGTCGTCAAGTGCGATCCGAAGGACAAGCCTGACCGGAGCCCGGAGCAGCCGAAGAAAGGCAAGGCAGCGAAAGCCGCCGAAGAGGCGAAGCCCGCACCAGCCAAGCCAGTAGCCAAGAAGGACTCGAGCCATGAGTGATCTCGTACCCGGCATCTTCGTCACAATCTCGGACCTCGGCAGCTCGACCCCGACGACCGGACTCGCCAAGGTCTTGGTCATTGGGATGAAGCTCTCCGCCGGCACGCTGGCGGTGAACACCCCGAAGCGAATCGTCTCCGAGGCCGACGGTCTCGCCTGCGCCGGCGAAGGCTCGCAGCTGATCCAGATGATCCGCGCGGTTTGGAGGCAGGACCCCGACGTCGACATGACGATCGTCGCCGTCGCCGAGCCGGCAGCGGACGCAGCAGCCGGCACGTTCACGGTCGTCGGTACCACCACGACCGCCACGCCGCTGATCCTCGAAGTCGAGGACGAGAACATCACCGTCGAGCTTGCCATCGGCGACGACCAGACGGACGTCGCCACCAAGATCGAAGCGGCCATCAACGCGCTCGACTACTTGCACGTCACGAGTTCGTTCCTCCTCGGGGTCGTGACGGTGCTGGCGAAGTCGGACGGCGCACACGGCAACGGAATCTGGCTCGGTGTGAAGCAGGTTCCGCCTGGGATCACGGTGGCGCCGGTGGCGATGTCCGGTGGCACGGGTGCGCCCGATGTCGA